TTGTGGCGATAGTACCCTTTGGTGACCCTTCAGCAATCTTCTGCGCTGGGCGCTGCAGCATACCAAGGTCTGCATTCTTGATAGCCATGGCACTCTCGTAGCCAATCACAGGACCGGCTTTAAATCTGCCTTCTGCTGTACTGTCAGGGCGTGAGTTTGGCTCATGTACGCTGACGACCCATGTGCCATGCTGATTGTATGACGGGATGTCTAGGCGCAGTTGTATACGCTGGTCTGGCTGTAGAACCTTGGTAGGCTCTCCGTACTTCTCAGCTTTTTTATCGCTCTGGCCTTTACCGTTAGCCAAGGCATACTTCGCGTCTTGTACCGTAGCAGGCGCAGGGGCTGTCTGGTAAGGGAGCACAGGCTTAAACTTATTGACGAGATCTGCGTACTCGTCGCGTGTAATCTCTCCGCTCTGTAGTTTACGCTGGCCCTCTTGAAGCTCAGGTGTACGCTTGGTCACATCTGTGAAGTTCATCGTCAGACGGTCAGACGACAACGCAGGCAGCGCGGGTGGCTCCATGTCGAACTTAGTGTCGTCTTCGTTGATGGGCTGCTGTGGTAGGCGTGGGGGTGTCTTTAGGATCTCACGTTTAGCGACATGATTAGGAGCGCTTATGTATCCATCACGCTCCATACGTTCTACCAACTCACGGGCTTCGTTATATGGGATGCCTAATTTACGCTGCAGATACGATGTGGACACCTTGCCATCTTCTGCGACGATATTGAGGGCCTGTGCGTATAATTCTTCAGCATATCTTGCTGATGTATCTGCATATTCTTCTGATGTATCTGACAGTCTCTGCAGTTGTGCTGCTTTTGTAAGGGCTGTGGGTGCCTCAGGTTGTCGGCGAAGGAACTCTGGCACCCTAGCTTCTGGGTTAAATGTTACGCCATAGAGTTCTGCTCGTTCTTCTTGGCTGAGGCGCGGTGCTTGCATCTCAGGTGTTAACTGAAGCGCTGACGGTTGCTGAAGCGCTGATGGTTGCTGAAGCGCTGACGGTTGCTGAAGCGCTGACGGTTGCTGTTGCTGTTGTTGTTGTTGCCTAGGCCCTATGATGGCTTCAACCTCAGCTTTAATGCCGGGGTAGCTCTGATCGAGTTGCGACAGATAGACATCGACCTGCATTGGAGTCATGTTGCCTTCAGCAATCTCTCGGACAGCTTTGGTCAACATGTTTGCACGAACAGTCATGCTAATTGGGTCAGATGGTTGTGTCGGTTGTGTCAGGGCAGCAGGTGCCTCTGTCTGCGCCTCAGCGGGCGTTGGAGTAACGGTTTCTAGAGCAGGGCGCTGCGTGTTTTCTGTAGGCGTTTGTAGGCCCTGTGCTTGCCTCTGCTGGCTTGTGACAGCCTCTAGAATTGGTGTGAAGGCAGCTTGCACCATACTCTCGTTGACGCCTTGGTTTATAAGCTGCGTCATCTCGTACTGGACGGCGACAACAGGGTTGGTTAGGGGCTGCTTCAGACGATCCAACGCCTCAAGCATAGCGCTCTTTTCTGCGTCAGGTATGTCTGGACGATTACGCACGACATCTTGCTGCACTTGGACACGGTCGAGGTTCCGCTGGATGCCTGCTTGGTAGGCTGGTGAACTAGTGTTGACACTTCCGTCACCCGTTGTGAGGGGCCTAGGTGCAGTACCACTAAATGCTGGACCCTGAGACAACTGAGAGGCACGGGTGCGACCGTAGACCTCTGGGTTGCTGTTGATCTCGCGTTTAACTGCTTGGATCAGAGGTGTAAGCTTGGGGATCTTGCCGCCATCTCGGATGTTTGTCAGATAGGTCTCTGCAGCCTTTACAAGTGCCTTGGGGCTGTCTGGGTTGTCGATGATAGATTGGACTGCAGAGTTGATAGTGGTTCTGTCAGGGCCAAAGCGCCCATCAGGCGTGTTGACCTCAAGCGCAAGCATCATCTGTGCCTCTGGAGAGGCCTTATCCATGGTGCCATCGAGGCCTGCAGGCTCTATACCTTCATCATAGAGCGCCCTGTTCAGTTCGAGGGTCTCCTGCTTAGATGCATCGAGCTTTTGCTGCTCTAGATCTTTCTGAAGTTTCTTAAGAGCAATTAAAGAAGGACCGCCGGGGTCAGCGAGGCCTTCTTTGTTGACGTTTTTCTTTAGAAACCTGTTGAGGACTGCACGACGACCGGTGATTGCGTCTACGGTACGACCACCAGCAACAATACCTGCAGTTGCAGCGGGGCCAAGCGTCAAACCTGCGCCAGTACCAACAATAATATTAGCGGTTCTGCCGGGATCGTATGAACCATCTTTTATGAATGGGTTAAAGTAATCGGTGTACCGGCTGATGCCGCCCTTCATGCCACGGTTAAACAGGTCAGTCGTGACGTTAGACATTGCCATAAGGTTTAGAAGCTCTTGGGCTTCTTGGGTGGGTGGCATAAGACGTCTGATTGCGTCTATTTGCGACTGAGTGACCCTATCTGCGACCTTATTCTTTGCAGCCTTGATACCCCCGTTTGCTTCAGCAAACAAATCAATATCACCTAAGCTTTTTGCGGTAGCAGAATTAAAATACTTCTTTATTTCTTTGTTCTTAGTAATCTCATCAATACGAGAGATGATCTTACGGCGAACCGCCTCTAAGGCTTTCTTAGCGCCTTTCTCAGATGACACGTCAAGGTCTTTAAGATTGTATCCGTTTTCTTGGACAACTGATTGTAAAATACGTGCCACATCGGCACCGGCGAGTTTCTCTTGTTCTGTCAGTGCAGAAGGGTCAAAGTCGCCCTTTTTGTTAAAGAAGCTTCTGCCTGCCTTAATGGTAACTTCGCCGGGTGTCGTTGCCAGTTCTGCAACGGCTTCTAAAGCAGCTTCTTTCCAAACCACTTCGCCGTCTGTCGCATATTGAGCAGTAGCGTCACCAAGGCCCCCCGTACCCGCCTGCTTAAGACCTTGCAGAAGAATGCCACCGCCGCCCTTCATGCCTATAGCTTCAAACGCACTGATAATGCCTGCTCTAGTGAAGCCACGTCTACTTGCTTCTCGTAAGATGTCGGGGTTGTCGATTGCGGCGCGTATTGCGTTAGGGTCACTAAAATCAATGCCTTGGTCACGCATGAACTCTATGACCTCACCCCCATATTCACGGGGTGCAGAGGTGGCAATCATAATTCCAGCGCCAAGCAGCGGGTTACCTGTGACGACACTTGTACCAATACCAGCCGCAATAGATGGGCCACTTTCGGCTGCAGTTTCACCTATAAACGCAAGAGCGCCCAACGGGTCCTTGAAGGATTTCTTTGCCCAATCCATGACACCTTCTGCGTCTTGGAAATCTTGAGCACCGCGAGCGGCTGTAGGCGACATTGGAAGTTTAGCTTTTTCCGCCTCTAGCTCTGCAAGCTTGCTGAGGGCATCTTGACCACCTTGGCGTGTCTTGTCGAAGAACCCGCCTTCTGCGCTATAGCGCTCTACTCCGGCTCTACCACGTCTAAATAGCTGCTCTGCTTTATCTATTTGATTTGCGTTGTAGCCCTTGCGTCTCAGTAAATTTAGATAGTCTTTGAAATCACCTTCATTTTGAATGTCGTTAAGGTTTTCAAAGTTGTCCTTCTGCAGTTGTGCAAACTGGTCTGGTCCCAGACTAGCTTCAAATGCACGTTTTAATGTAGTCTCCCAACCGACATCCATGTCCTCAAGGATCTGCGCTGACTGCGTAGCTTTAAATGCTGGGATTGCCTGTTGGGTGCCAATGATGCCGCGCTCAAGCGCACGGCTTACCCCGGTTCCCGAAGGATTGTAGTTTGCTGAGGTTTGGGTGACTTGAGGGGCAAACGACATAGGCTTGCTGACTGAGGTGGGGGCGCTGGTATTTCCTAGTTTTCTCTTTAGCGCTTCAAGTGCGCCTTGCCGGTTAGGACCAGACACACGGTATTTCTTACCGTCTGGCGCGGTAATTAAAAACTCTGGCATGTTGGGAGAAACCTTAGTTTATCTCTTCAATGGTGTAGTCGCTGTCGTCTCCTACAGAGCTAACAGCAGCGCGGATCTTCTTAGCAATCTCAAGACGTTTCTCGATCTGAGGTATCCAAGCACCTTCATTGTCCAGCGCAACGTCTGGGAAGGGCGACATAAATAATGTCATTTCTTGGTTGGAAATCGCACCTTTCGTCAGGGCAGTCTTTGTCAGCGTTTGGTCAACTTTAAACTCTTGAAGCAACTGACGTAAGTAAGCTCTTTTTGAACCATCATCGCTTCCTGTCCACCAATCACTAATCCCTAGACGATCAGCCCACTTCATGACTGTACCATCCATCATACCTGTCAGACCACCTTGTCTCAGACCCTCTAAAATTGTTTCCATTGTTTCAATCTGAGCGTCTGCCATAGCTACATCAGCGGGGTCGGCATTACTACCTTTAGCCTTACCAGAAGACTTAGCCATACGTGCAGCCAGAGCGTCCTTGCGGCGCTGCTCCTCGTTGGCTGCATTGACCTGAGCGTTGTACTCTTCCATCTCACGCGCACGGTTGTAGTCCATGATGTTGCCGTAGGAATCTGTCATGGCACCCATAGACGCAAGACCACCCTGTGATGCCCCTGCCATGCCTGCGCCACCCATGCGGATCATGGCTTCTCCTAAGCCAATCCGCTGGTTAGGTATCTGCAGCGCTGGTTGGCGCATTGAGCCTCTTGCGTTGCCTGTGGCTCCTGCTAAGGCTGGCCTATTGCTGGGCTGCTGCTGAGGTTGCTGTTGAGGTGCTAAGGCTGGACTGCCTGTGTTTAGTGGGAATGAGATGGGTAAGTTCCTAGGATGAGACACCAAATGCGAAGGAATATATCGCGTTGGGGTTTGTACTATGTCTGGCCCAAACCTAAAATTCTGCTGATAGTCCTGCATCTCTCGTTACCCCCAACTGCTGCCGCCAAAGAGACTACCGGGTTGTCCTATCGTCATCGTAGGAAGCTGGTTGCCATACTGATTCATGAAACCGAAGCCCGACATCGCGCCACCCATTGCTGCAGCGCCGGGGTTCACCATGTTTGGCTGATAGGTGTTGTTGGTAGTAGGCGCACGACCCAACATGCCACTCATGTAGTCTTTGTACATATTGTATCCGAAGTCGCGGTTGCCCTCGAAACGCGCTCTGTCGTCATTCAGACGGTTCTGCTCTTCGCCCTGCAAGAAGCGACCTGCGTCCATACCGAAGCCTGCCCCGGTCGACATTGTGTTCAAGGCGTTGTTGTAGGTGTTCGCCAGTTGAGCGTTGGCGTCCATAGACCGATTGAAGGCGGCAGCGTCAGCGTTCATCTTGCGGTCAATCAGGTTGTTTCTGACGGTCTCTCCGGTTGCTGCTGTCTGCCTCGCCAGTTCGCTGTTGAGAGCAGCGTCAGCAATACCGGCGCGGCTGCTGTTTACGTTGCCTGTGCCTGAGGACGACATGTTGTTGCCCTGCATCGCAAGCTGGGTGTTTCGACGAGCGTCACTCATCAGGGCGTCTGTCAGAGCACCTGCGTTTTCGTTGGCGTAGTCGATAGCTCCGCTTAGGCTGTCCTGCTGGGCGCGATCATAGAGGTCTCGGTAGTTTTGACCAAAGCCGCTGCCCAAGTTGAACATGTCGAAACCAGACGACATAACACCGGGGGCAAAGCCACCCATGGTGTTTGCTGCTGTCGATGCAAACGGATTGGTACCAGCTAAGGTTTGGCCTTGGTAGTAACCTGTGTTGAGGACATCGTTGAAGGCATCCTGACCACCTGAGAGACCTGCGTCGACATAAGGCTTGTACTGGTTGAACCCCGCCATGTTGGCTGCGTTGGCCCTGTCCATAGCCTTGCGGTCTTCTTGGGCGCGTTTGTTGCCCATGATGCCGCCTATTAAGGCACCTGCTATTTGACCCCACATAGGTTTCTATCCTTGTTCTTTTTTTTGTTTTGCTTTGGTGATTAGGTTTCGAGCTTCTTCAGAGAGATGCACCTCGACACAAACATTGCGCTGTCGGTTGGTTTTGTTCGGTTCAAGAGATCCGCATTGAACTGACTGAATATCCTGCAGTCTTCGTAGCTCCGAAACATCTCTGGATGCACGATGATGCTGTAGTTGGTACCAATCCATAACACTACCACATACACGAAACCCTCCAGCATCTTCTTTAGACATCCACCCACGCCGTACCGTTGTAAACGACAAGACCCTCAGAGGCATCGCCAAGGGGGTCCCACGGGGACACGTTGAAGCGCAACATGCCCTTGCGTGGGCTGTCTGGGGGGTTATCTGCGACCTGCACACTGCTGCTCACAAGCGTAGAGATAGAGCGCTCAAGTTGCTGGAGTTCTTCTTGGATGTATCTCTTCAAGTCATCTTCTAGGGATGGCATCGGACGTCTTGCGTATGGGTACGCAAGTACGTTGGTTTTATCCGATAGTGCCATATCTTGAGGGTTCCTACATTTTAGTGCCTAAGGTTCTTAGGTTCTAATCAAAAGTGCTATCGACGTCCTGTGACGACGACATCGACGTCCATTCCAGAGAACTTGAAGTCCTTATTGGACGTGTCGTCTGTAAGCTTGTAGCTGAGGTATCTGCCTGAGGCGCGGGTGTCGACCTTGTGGTCTGTCGACATGTCATAGGTCACTGCAGTGCCATAGCTTGGGATACCAGAGGGCAAGTCAGCAGATCCAAAGGTGAACGTGATTTCGCTGTCAGAGTCACTGGTGGTGATCTGAGGGTAAAACGCTTTGAGGACCTTGTAGCCGCTGAGGGGACTACCGGCTTCCTGATCGAGGTCTATGCCGACACGCTCTAGGAATATGCTCTGGGTCGCTGAGGTGTCTATGGGGGCCTGTATAGCACCCACGGTGGCACCATCCATGGCAAGCAGCTTGTCGCTACTCAGAGAGCCGCTGAGGGACTTACTGAAGAACACGTTGTGACGCGCATAGTTGCTCTCTTGACCGTGGTAAGAGCCGCCGGTGGTGGCATATGTGGTCGTGGCAGTGGCGTAAGTGGCTACAGTGTTGACGTTGGCTGTCGTGCCAGAGACGACATTGGGAAGGTCGACAAAGGACCATGTGTTTGCGCGGTAGTTGTACACGGCTGCACGGTTGCAGTGGCTGGCGTCTGGCATGGTGACCATGTCGTCGCCGGTGTGGTAGCAGAAGTAGATCTCTTCGAGGAGAGCATTGTGGTGCACAAAGCAGGCTTCGGCCTTGGAACTATCGAGGCCACTGAAGATGTAATCACGGACGCGCTGGTCACTTATGGATTGGCGGGTGTTACCATCGTGGACGTAGATGTCGTCGTTGTCGAATACATAGTGGCGACCTTCAACTTCAACGACACAATTCTGATTGATGACCCCGCAATCATCAAACAGCTTTCTGAAGTTAAAGATGAAGGTGCCGCCTACGAACTCCATGTTGTACACTTGGTCACTGGAGTAAATCACAAAGTTGGTGCCTAGGGTCTCGCCGTCGACGATAGGTGTATTCATCTGCACCAAGTCGTTAAACCCAGCGCTCTTCGTGGCGTCTGTGGCGTCCCAACTAGAGGGGACACTGTTGGCAAGCGCTATGTCACTGAAGCGCACACGGTTGGGGTACTCGGTGCTGCTCTCGGTCATATTGAGGGCGACAAGAAAGTCTCCGTAGCTGCGCAGAGAGTTGCACCGGTGGTTGGCATCCCAGTTCGTCAGGTCGGCGAAGGTGGAGCCGCCGGGGGCTAGGAAGACAGGCACACGGTCAGGGCGGTTGATGTACTGGACGTCTGCGAGGGTAGTCGTCGTAAAGGGGACTGCAGAGGCGCTGGCAGCAAAGTCGACATTGGACGTGAGGGTGCCGTTGGAGAACGTGTAGACGTGGTACAGGTCAGTGACGACAGTCACCGTGTCGTAGCCTGCAGAGCCACCAAAGACGCCTGTGATGTGCGCTGGGTTGCCATCGAGCGTGAGGGAGCCTGAGATGTCTCGGAAGATGGGCGAGCGCTCCACGTTGCCTTCTTGAGTGAAACGGACGTTCTTAGCGCGTGTGAAGCCATTGAACGGCAGGTTAAACGGATCGAGGTCAGTAAGTACGCCTGCGCTCCCTAGTTGGCGTACAGGTAACAAAGGCATGTCTGAGGTGCACCTTAGGATTTCATGATGTAGCACAGAGCATAGTATGGTGGAATAGTCGGAACGGCTGTCGGACTTGATTGTCCAGCGTTGTCGGTCGTACCACTAAACGTGTGACTATGAGCAGGGGCAGTTGCATTTGCTGTGAAATCGCGGTCTACTCCACCATCTCCCCCATCGAAGTAATTATTCGACCCTGAACCAATGTCATCATAAAGGGTAGTCGATGTATCTGTGGTTCCACTAAACGTGTGGCTGTGCTGTGGCATGTGGCTTGTGGTCAGCGTCACGCTCGTCGCACCGCCCGTTTCATCGACCGCATAAGTGCTACCGGCGCCGACGACAAAACGATCACGCAGGTCAGGTGTACTGTTGGTACCATCGCACAACACAAAGCCCGTGGGGATGGCGTTAGAGGCTCCAGACCACAGGATGATGGCCCCAGAGGGCATCAGGTTCGTTAGCTGCGTCTGGATGCTGCTGGTGACGCCGTCGAGGTACTGGAGTTCTGTAGAGGTGACACCGGCGGCTGCAGCGCCACTGAGGATGTTTAGGTCGTCCTCGGTGGACGTGACGGCACCGTCGATGTTCGCAAAGGTGCTCTTGATGGTGCTTTTGATGAGGCGAAGGTGGTCGTCGGCCTGAGAGAGACCATCAGTCGACACAGGGTTACTTGCGTTCAGACTGTTGATATACGTACCGGTTTCTAGGGCCATCTTGGGGGTTTCCTGAGTGTTTTCTTAGGGCGGCTCTCTGCTTTCAAAGGCCTGACTACAACAACAACAACGGCTGGGTTTAGTCGGACTTTTGAAATCGATTGATTGATTTGGGTATCTGGGGGTCAAAAGTGACGATATGGGACCCGCAAAAGAAATCATTGGTTATAAGACATTGATTTCATTGGATATCGTAGGCAACGGATGTGATATCCGTTGACCCCCACGGGGTATCTGTGGCGTCACTCGAAGACATTAGATTTCATTGTGTGATTTTTATAGGTGTCATTAGCTTTTTCTTAAGAATGAATAGGGTATTGTTAGGAAAAACCTAAGAAACACCTTCGCCAAACCGACAAACCGACAAACCTCTTACGCCTTCCAGTAGACCTCGGTCACCCTCATGCATGAACGACAATAACAATTTAGATTAAAACACTTTACTAGTTATCTTTAGTCAACCAAAGCCAACCTAATCTTAAGTAACTAAAGACCTCATCAGCCTCTGTCTTAAGGACGACACAACCAGCATAATCTTATTGTACTAAACCAATGCAAACAGCAGACAGACCATAGCTCCACAGATCCGCAGCCTCTGTCTATTGTCTTTATCCTACCATCCTCATGGTAGTTGTACTAAACCAATGCAAACACCAGACAGACCACAGATCCGCAGATCACCACCGACGACCGACAGTCACTCAGCAGCCTGATCAATGGACCAAGTGTGTTATGACTGTCGGCAATCCGGAGATATACTTAAGAGCACCAGAGCCTTATCGTGAGTGATACTCTCTATAAAGGTGTACCACTGCTCAACCTATTGATTTCATTAGGTTTTCTATAGAGTCCTCCAAGGCATCTTTAGTATGCTAAAGTTATACCGATGCTACTCTAAAGTATCTATATATCCGATGACCTTTTAAGATCCTAAGAAAAGCTTTAGATACTGTGGAAGCCTCTGTGCGACACCGCTTAAGAGGCTAGAGAGACAACCAGTGCAGTCACCGTGTGTTATCTAAGGTCGACGGCTGGTTGTCTCTCGCTTCCTGTTAAGTTGATCATCAGTTACGTCTTTAGATCATCAGTTGGTTCACTAGATGATCATTCGCAGCTACGTTGGCCTGTCGTAGGATCAAAGTAGCAAGCTTCTGCAGCTTCAGAATCAAGCGGTTCACTTTGCGAATCATCTTGAGAAACTTCGTTCAATACGCCATACCTTTTACCTGCTGCTCTGAAGGTCGTGATGCCTTTGCAGCCGTCGACCCATGCATCATAGTATAGCCTCTTGAAGTCATCATAAGACACGTCAGAGCCTACGTTGCAGGTCTTGCTGACTGCACTGTCGACATACTTCTGGACCAGCGCTAGGACCTTCCTGTGTTGCTCTGCAGTGATGCTGTTGGCAGTTCTCCCAGCACATCCTCTGGCGTAAGCATAGTCCTCGACACGTTCTGTCACCTGTCCTTCTTCTAGATGCATCGTGCGATCATAGAAGAGATTGAAGGGTGGCTCGATGCCGCTGCTGATGTTATCTGCCATGAGACTAATGGTACCTGTCGGAGCAACAGAAATCAGGTGGCTGTTGCGGATACCATTGCACTCTCTGATGCGATCCTTGACATCCATTGGCAGATTAAAGGCAAAGCTTGATGCACCACCAAGGTACAGCTTCTCGTCGTACAGCGGGAAGGGACCTTTAGCGCTCGCCAGATCTGCTGAAGCCAAATATGCGGTGTCTCTGAGGACCTGCATCAGGCGCTCTGTGAAGAACATGAAGTGATCACTGGCGTAAGGATACCCAAGCATCTCTGCAGCGTTAGCCAAGCCGGTGATACCTAGGCCCATCCTGCGCTTGTCCTTGGCTTCGATCTCTTGTTCAGGCAGCGGGTAGATCGTGCGGTCAATCACGTTGTCCATCATGGCGACCACATTGTAGATGTCGTCCTTGAAGAGGTCCCAGTTGAAGCTGTTAGTTCCGGTCTCTTCCATGGCATCATAAGTATGCGTGAGGTACTTAGTGAGATTAAAAGAACCCAACAGACACGCACCGAAGGGTGGCAGTGGTTGTTCACCGCACGGGTTCGTCGCGGCTATATCCTCGCAATACCATAGATTGTTTTTACGGTTGATCTGGTCGATGAACAGAACGCCGGGTTCAGCCCAATCCCAAGTACTGCGCATGATCTCATCCCAGAGTGCCTGTGGATCTATGCTCTTGTAAACACGACCCTCGAACTTGAGGTCAAACAGTTCACCATCTTGCAGAGCATACATGAACTCGTCAGTCACACCGACAGAGATGTTGAAGCCTGTCAGTTTGTCACTGTTGTGCTTCGATCTGATGAACTCTTCGATGTCGGGATGATCGATGCGTAGGACGCCCATCTGAGCGCCTCGACGGTGACCGCTGCTACTGATGGTTTGACAGACTGCATCGTAGATCCCCATGAAGCTCACAGGACCGCTGGAGCGGCTGTCCAGTGACTTAATGAGGTCCTGACGTGGCCTGATGTTACTGAAGTCGTAACCTATGCCACCGCCGCGCCTCATGGTCTCTGCAGCCTGTGTCGCACGGTGCATGATGCTCGTCATGCTGTCGTCGATAGTGCCCGACACAAAGCAGTTGTATGCGGTGGTTTGTCTGGCAGCGCCTATGGCGTTCTGGACGCGCCCTGCAGGCAGAAAACGCATGTTCAGTAGGATGTTCTGCAGTGCCTCTTCATGCTTTTCGTCGTCAGCCAGCGTCTTGGCAATGCGAAAGCACTTGTCGGTAAAGCTTTCGTTCTTCTGACAATACTTCTCGCGGTCAATCTGTTGGCTGATAGGCAATGATGGGCCGTAGTCGGCAGGATTAAAGTTGGGTCGATTATACGTCATGTTGGGGCTTTCGTCCTTCTAGTTGATTAATGCGGAATTGTGCGTAACGGATGATCTTGTAGAGATCGTCGATCTCGTTGCCCTTGAAGCCTGCACGGCTGGCATACTTGATGATGTTGCCGCGCCAGAACTCAAAGCCGTTCTCCATGATGAACTCAATGGGTTCGACAGGAAGTTCGTTATAATGTGCAGGATCTGAAGGATGGTCTATTGACATCTATGCCCCCTTTATCTCGGTCTTCGTTGTAGAGTTCGATCCTCACTCCACTGCCCCAGAGGCACATCTCATG